ACTTGAACCACCAGTGTTAAGTGGAATACGCAAGGATGCAACACCTTTGCTTGCATCAATTACGCTTGACTTACGGGAACGTTTCTTTTGCACACCTTGGTTATCCATCATGGTGGCACCTGTATTAACAGGTGGTGGCGTGTACTTAGGTTTCATAGCTGCAAGGGTTTGTGCATTTCTTTGCTCAGCGGCCTTTAACGCATTCTCATATGCTACAGCCTGTCTATTAGCTTCACGCTTTGCTTCTTCATTTCTGTGGTGTTGTCTTTGACCGCTACACATAATTAGTTGTCCTCATTGAGACGTGTTTTAATCCAGTCCACAACACTACGTTGACCAGATCTATAAAAGATTTGTGGCAATGATGTGTCTGGTGTTGGGGTGTATGGTGGATACAACTCTTCCAGTTCTGCTAGAAGAGATTCTACAGTTACGATTAAGTTAAGCGTACTGTGGGAGGTTTGGATTTGCATGTTCAAAAAAGGCAGGCATACGTGCCCGCTTGGTCTCAACAAGTTCAGGTGCCTTGCCTTCGTACATCAAGCGATCACTTGCATCCAGCCAAAATTTTTTATTTAGATACTTGTTGGGTTCTGCCCCGGACAGGGGTTGCATCACCCAATTTATGGTTGCTTTCCTGAGCTTATCCAAAGAAGGACTCCAATGGAGATCAAGCTCACGAGCCACCAGGCTATTCGTTGCAACATGTACTTGCTCGTCTCTACTAATATCTGCACTTACAGTGCGTAGTCCAGCATCACCATTAAAGCGAAAGAATGGCAGCAGTACAAAGAAAATTGCACGTTCTGCAACTAACGCTTTTAGGATTGTGTGATCTGGATGAGCTTCCCACGCAGAGCGAAGCCGCTTAGCTTCTTCTTCAGCAACTGGGTCAACACCAATAGCATTGGTGATGTAACCAAGAGCCAGGTCGTGGTTCACTTCGTCTTTGATATTTGATCGAAGTAGATCTGCTGATAGTGCTGGAACCTCACCAAGAGAAGCCTCGATGAAGTCTCCAACGGGAAGCTCCATATGACGCATGGCAAGGGCTCGATAGATTGTTTCTTGAGCACCATCAGCTAATTTACCAGCAGTTGTTTGTACTGGAGTCCAAGTTCTTTTCCGAGAAAGTAGTTTTTGATAAGGGTTCATTCGCCACAGTTACATTGAGGTGCAGGGTCATCATCCCTGTCATATAGAATTGACTCCAAGTAATCATCCACCTCAGACTCATCCAGAGCAGCATAGGCGCTGGTCTTGTCTTGAGTATCACTCATAACTTGGAGCGAGTAATAAAGGGAGGTCTGCGGGGATTGCAGCCACTCTTCAATAAACGCCTCGTCATAGGTGATCACATCAGACCAACTATTGAAGCTGTAACCGTGAAGAAGTCCCGTAACATCAAGCATCCGTACAATGCCATCAGCCACTTTCTTGTAATCCTCCCAGCCAACATCACTGGCGATCTCTACGTCGCCGTAGTTATAGCTCTGAACACCAAAGGTTCCAGAGTCACGATCTACCTGACGAGAGATTGGAGGAGCGATCTCAGGACAGGTGGTGTACCCATCTAGATCAGTGTATCTGTAACTGCATGAAGCAGTAGGTGCAATCGCAAAAGCCCGCTCCATTTTGCTGTAGCGAGCAACCGCTGCAGCTGCATAGATACCACCTTGTAATTCCTTAGCAAGGATAGTTGCAGGAGTGTGCTCATAGTATTGCTTAGAGTTGACTTGTTCAAGTGCCTTGCCAAACTCTTTGTACGTCACACCGTAGTGACGGAGCAGGTTGGCCAGTCCAAGCATTCCGAGACCGACTTGGCGATCTGTCTGCGGAGAGAGATACTCTCCTGTAGAGTCAACATCTGTTTTTGCATGAAGGGCGCACAACTCTGACATTCCGTTGACGAATGCACTGTGAATGTCATTGAGTTCGCATTGACCGAGGTTGACATGTTGCAGTAAACAGGTTCCCCGTGATGGCAGGTACACCTCCAAGCAAACGTTTCCTCGGATACGAGTACCATTTCTATCTACTTTTGTTTTGTTGAGCCAGATATCACCTTGCCGTATGCCTTGAAGCAAAGCATCTTTAGTTTCTTGTGTGGCGTTATCCCACCAATACTGGTTAATATTGACGCAACGTTTGATCCAAGGTAGATCAGACCGACTAGCAGTAATAAATTCCAGCACGTCGGGATGACTAAGATCAAGATGAGCAACCACGGCTCCATTCTTATAAATTCCTCCTCGCCTTAGGATTTCGTTGAGGCTGGAGTAGATCTTTGCAAAGGATACTGGGCCGCTAGCCACAAGTCCCTTGCCATTCTCATCTCCTTTAGGTCGGAGCTTGGATAGATGGACAGCCACGCCAGCTCCGTAGCGGAGAGCGTGGGAAACAAAACGCCAGGATGCTTCGATACCATTTGGTCCTTCCATTTCATCCTCCACTACAAAGACTGTGCAGGAGACAGGTAGGCGGGAGGTGGGATCGTCAATCCAAGATTGCACACGCCCAGTACGGGCGATTAGTTCTTTGTGAGGGGTGGACATTATTAAACGAGGTCAGTAAGTACAGGGGGTTGATAATTTGGGCCTTTCAAAACCTTTCCATCTTCACGCAGGATTGGTTGGCCATTCTTACCAAGCTTGGTCATGTTGCTTTGATGAACTCGGTTTAGGGCTTCATCCAAATCCCATCCCAAGTTTTCTGCATATTGGTAGCAGACATATACAACATCTGCTAGTTCTTTTAAACATTCACTGGAGTTACGCTTATAGTCAAGAAGCAGTTGTTGATCAGCTTCTAGAAACTCTTTGAATTCCTCAACGATCAAATTCTTCTGCCCAGTCCGTGAAGCTGGCTTCGTACTGTTGTTGACCTGGAAACTTTTCCTGAACTCCTTTGCTTGGTCGCTGATGAAAGATTTCGTATTCAAGCTCATTCTGTAAATAGTGGATTGCTTTGCGAAGATCTGAGATGCGGCTGTCTTTATATCCCGCACGACATATGTATTTGATTGCGTTTCCTAAGTGAAAACTTAGCCCTTGATCCCGTATGAAGTCCCAAACTTGGATGGATCCACGTCGGTAGTAGGTTGGACCTGTGGAGTTGGTAGTGGCCATTTCATCAGTAGGTTGGTCATGTTGTTTCCAAGCACAAAGCACTGGCGTTGAAGTGCCATGAAGATCGTAATGATATCTTCTTTCTTTGTGTCAGGATTACGCAGTGCATCTTCGATCTGACGTAGCTTAAATTGTTGTTCTACTTTTAGATCAAGTACAGGTAGCGGGGGTCCAAAGAATGGGTTGTTGCTTGGCGAAGTCGTAGTCATCATTTTGTAAGATCTTTGCAAGTCTTGCATTTTTGATAGCGACCTCTTCCGAAAGATCTTTCTCAGCAAATGCAGTAAGGACGGTTTCCCATCTTGCTCCATGTTCATCAAGTAAAGCAGCTGCTTTCTTGATACCAATACCAGGAATTCCGGCGTATCCATCGGTTTGATCTCCTGCCATAGTTTGTATCATGTGCCATCTATCACCATCTTCTTTTGTTATATTTACTACACCCTCACTTAAGTCGTACAACTTACCCGGTATCTGACGCATATCCTTATCAGGACTACAAATAATATGTCCTTCATTTTTAGTGGCATATATTCCAATCGCATCATCAGCTTCTAAAGTCGGCATGACAACGACTTCGTATTCTTCTTTGAGTTTGTTAATGACTCGTCGATAGCCGCACGGTTTCTTACGATTGCGATGTCCTTTATATTCTGGATCAATAGATTTGCGAAAGTTGACAGTATCAGAAAAAAACAGAACACTGTCATCAAACCATCCAAGGTCACAGGCAATCCGGTATAGTTCCCGTTCGACCATTTCATAGGCCTCACTGAATCGGCTGGTGACAACGATGATGTCATCACCCCAGTCAATTTCTGTTTCGTTTGCGGCACAGCACTTATAGACAATAAAGTCTGCATCAATCAATATGCTCACTTACCTTGTCCTCGCCTAAGTTTGCGCCCGTGCGAGGGCAGACTGCGCTGACCATTACCTTGCCTTGTATGTTTGAAACGTGCTCTCGATTGAAATACCTTCAGAGCTAGTTGTGATCTAGATTTTGCTTTGGGTGGCATATGCTGTAGTGGACAAGTAGTCTATTGCAGACTTCAGTATTTCAGGGTCATCCCTAAACTTTCCAAGTCCTAGGTTGCAGTGGTCGCAAATGTACCCCCTGAATTCGTTTGATGTGTGGCAATGATCTAACACCCAGTTTTCTGTATGTTCATGACATATTGGACATGGCCCAGGTGGTGGTGGTGGATTCTGTTCTTTGAGTTGTTTTCTAATCTCTGATAATTTTTTAGTACAACTTTTACAAGTGTTTTTTCTTCCAGCTTTTGAAGTTGAAAAATATGGAAAGTCCTCTATTGGTAGTCTTGCCTTACATGCCTTACATACTTTAGTGGACTTCGTTCCAATTTGTTCCTTGCTTTGCCTCGGCTGCGATAGGAATCCTAAGGTTGTAAAATTCTCCAGCAGACTGAGCTGCCCACAATAAACTGAACTTAAGTTCTTCCGCATTCTCTTCTTTACATTCAAGCTGAAGTTCATCGTGGATGAACGCCAACTGATGAGCTTGTATGTCACAACGAATGATGCACTCATGGGTGAGAAGCATCCAACGTTTTGCAATGACTGCGGCTGAGCCCTGAAGCAAATAGTTCAGAGCTTTGTGAGAGCCATCACAAGCAATGCGGCGACCGTCAATAGCACTGATCGCACCTTTCCTTTCCGCCTTACGCTTAACCGCCTCAACCAATTCCTGCAATCCTGGAATTGCATCCATGTATGCCTTACGTATCTCCTTACCCTTTTTACTCGCAGCGGTTGTGGATAACTGAGGGTCATATGAAAGTCCGATTTTTTGATTACCTGCTCCGTAGAGAAAGGCGTAGGTAACCGTCTTAACTAATCGACGACTGATGCCTATCTTGTCAGCATTCTCCTGGTGAATGTCACCGTTAAGAAGTACATCTGCATATCGTCCTTTGTCGTATCTTGCTAAGTAATGAGCCAGCATACGCAGTTCAATACCTGCAAGGTCAGCACCTACCATGCACATACCGGGGCTAGCACAGAAGAGTTTCCTGAACTCAGCCTCGCTTGGCACTTGAGCTAGATTTGGTTTTCGATGAGCACATCGAAAGGTGTTGGTAGCAGTTTCACAGTTGTGATGTATTCGATTGTTTCGTACTAACTTCAGCCAGGCGTTGACTCCTTCCGTGAGCATCCCTAACTTTTTAGTTAGATCCAAACATCGGTAGAACTCCAATGCCATTGGCGTACCAATGTCATGTAGAACTACTTCATCAATGCTTGGTTTTCCCTTTTCTGTAAACTCAGTAGGCACCCACTTATAAAAAGTCTGCATGACCCACGCAATGTGGTCCCTACTTGATGGGTTAAAATCCTTCAGACGTGTGAAGGTACATCCCTCAACATAGCCAGAGCTGCTGTTATCCCGCTTAGGAGTAAATTCCGCTCCTGCAACGAAAGGATGTCTGTCTCGTAGAGATCTTGTAAGGTTCTCCAATTCGCATCGCAAAGTAGATTCAAGGCGATGCGCTGCTTCTTCGTCAAAGTACCAGCCATAGATTTCTTGGTCGGAAAGGATTTGTGCAACCCTATGCTCTAGTGAGATCCATTCAGGTATGGGACAAAGTGTTTCCATAGTTTCTCTGTTACCTTTACGTCTTGAATCATGTAGTCCTGCATCTCCTGAGACCATTCTTTCCAATCCGTTGTTTTACCAAACTGACCTTTGTACTCACCTAGACGGTAACCGTATGCTTCCAAGGAGTGTCGTCCGTGGAGTTGCAAGGGCATGTGTGCCCATTTGTTTTCTTTGTCGAAGGCAAGCATGTCAGGGTGATAGCACCGAGACAAAATCAATGTGTCTATTGCCTTGATTTTTGAATCAAACCAAGGGTAAAGCTTTTTAATGACTGGAATGTCATAGCGAACTATGTTGTGGCCTATGATGCAATCAGCATCCTCAAGAAGTTGTATGCCTTTTGATATGGGCTGTTTAGATCCATTATCATTAAAGACATAACTCTCACCACTGTTGAGATCGGTGACTGCAATGCAGTGGATGCAGGTAACATCATGGTAAAGTCCGTCGGTTTCAATATCAAACACAAGATTCATTTCGGAGACCATACATAGGTCTTGTCTACGAATTGTGCTTTTGCTACAGCCTCAGGTGTAGGTGGTTTAGGAGCTTGCAGTATTTTTCCTGTAGGTAGATGTAAGTAACGTTCACCGTTAGAAGTCGGTGGTAGCGTCGAACTCTTCTTCTGCTTCAGTTTCATTGAATTTACATGTGGACAAGTCGTATGTCAGTTGGCACGCGATGCCAACTTCGCCTGAATAGCGATTTTTAAGGACTCGCACTGTCGTATCACTTCCTCCAGATGTGGCCTGTTGATCTCTTTCAAGCGCGATAACTCCGTCAGAGAGTTGAGCAATAGCTGCGCTTCCCCTGAGCTGCCCCAAAGTGACACGAGCCCCCTCTTCGTGATTTTTGTCATTAGATGTTCGACGTAGGTGCGATACAAGAAACATTGCCACACCTGTCCGCTCAACTAATGAGCGAAGCTTGGTCATGGTGGTGTCGATCATTCGACGTTCATCACCATCAAGCCCACTAAGAAGGATTGAGAGGTGGTCTAAAAAGATGACCCGTGCATCAAGACCTGCTGCCAGGTACTCAATTCGGTTGTAGATAAGATCAGGATCATAAGAACCAAAGCCGTCGAAAAGAAAGAGATTCCAGTTAGCAAGAGTATCCTGATACGCTTGGGTGAGAGTAGATCGGTCATGTTCTCCAAGGTGTAATGATTTACCGACTGCTGAGGACATCAGTCCCAAAGCAGTTCTACGGTTTGATTCCTCAAGAGCCAGATAACCGACCCGTTCTCCTCCTTGAAGAAGAGAAGTCGCAAGCTCCCTGCAGAAAGATGATTTCCCAATACCAGATCCTGCAGTAATTGTGACAAGTTCTCCGTATCGGATACCATGAAGTTTTCTTTGGAGTCCGCTAAATGGGTAATCATGATCAGAGGGTGGTGTAGGTGTGGTTACAAGTTCTAAGAGCGATTTCCCATCAACGATCCCATCTGGACGGTAAGGTTTTGCATTCCAAATAGCCTCACGAATCGCTTGAGAGTCATTGGCAATGAGGGCGTCAGACGCATCTTTGTAATCACCTTGGAGTGATGCAATCGTGCATTTGCCAGGTGGCAATACGCTTGCTGCCTCCTCCGTTGCCTTACGGCCTGCCTCGTCATTGTCGAAGAACAAGACAATCTCCTCATAACCCTGGAGCCAGGGGAGAGCCCGTTGAATCGACTTCTTGGCCGCTGCGGCACCGCTAGGTATAGAGACCATCGGCCACCCCGGCATAGCTTCACAACATGAAGCCGCATCGAGTTCTCCTTCAGTGATAACGACTCGTCTTCCAGAGGTTGGAAACAAATGTTGTCCAAAGAGGGCATCTGTGGTTTGTCCTTCATACCGAAATGTCTTGTCTTTGGTTTTTATTTTGCAGCCTTGAAGTATTCCAGACTCGCTGAAATAATGGAAGCGTAAGACAGTTCCATCTCTGTAGATTTTGTACTTCTCACAAACCTTTTCTGAAATGTTTCTTTTGGGAAGACGTTGGGCGGTCCCTTTGAGTTGTACATGGGGTGACATGTTGTTGTGATTGTGATTTGTGCCGTTACTATCAGTACGGTGATGACATACAAAACAAAAAGTGTGGCCATCGGAATACAACGCATTGCCATCCGATGACCCACAGTTTTCACATGGCAAGTGTCTTACGAACTCGCTGTTTGAGTCGTTCGTACTCATCAACCTGCTCTTTGTGATAGTTCAACCAATCATCTAATGCAATCAGAAAGCCTTTAATAATATTATCCCCATACATAGGATCTTTACCGTCAGCATCTGCAAGGCAGTCACTGAACATATCAGCGTAGAATTGAGGTGTTCCGTACGATTGTTTTAGGTCAGCCATTCGATTGGTATAGAGTGGTAGGTACACCAAGGAAAACCATGTTTGTCGGCCCACTTGGCGTATGTGGATTTGCTGCCTTTGTACAGCTTGTTAAATGGTGCTTGAAAGACAAAGCGAATATCTAACTCTGAATTACTTTTCTTGACTGCGAGCATCTTTCTTCGATCCTCAGTCGTCAGCCTTCCTTTTACTTCTAAGTAAATACCGTTTGGTAAAAGAAAGTCTGGGGTGTAATTGCATTGGAGAATGTATGGAACTTTCGTCGATTCATATTCAAACTTTACCTTCAAGCTAGAGAGAAGATCAGCGACCTTCTCTTCTAAGCCTGAGCGATACATCAGAAGTCTTCGTCAGTCTCCTCAGCTGCAGGAGCAGGAGTCACATTGGGATCGTTGGACTTGTACCCTTTGGTTTGGCCAAACAAAGCAGCTACTTCCGTTTGATCTAGATCACCAGTATCAACACCAGCAGAACCATTAAGAGTAACAACCTGCACCCCTACAAGCTTCAAACTTGTACCGTATGTAACTCCGTCTCGCAGGATGTACGGTTTCTGACGGAATGCAAGTTTTACTTTAGAGCCACTGTAGATAGGTGTGTTAACATCAGTAATTGGTGTCCCTTC